CCAATATACAGAATGGCTAATCCAGACAGTTTAATATTAAGAGGATCACTTGATACATTAATCGGTCTTTTTGCCTACTCATATTTAGAGCAATTGATTGAAGCTCATAAACAAAATAAGTAAACAATGGCAGCACCAAAAGGAAACCAATACTGGAAAAAACGCAGTAAGCACGGAAGAGATAAAATAATAAAAAGCCCTGAAGCTTTAGCAGAATCATCTGACGAATACTTTCAGTGGTGCGTAGATAATCCAGTAATACAAACAGAGTGGAAAGGTAAACCACTAGAACTAGTAGAAACACCTCACCCAAGAGCGTTCAAAAAAAACGAATTAGCTAGATTTTGTGGTGTTGCTCAGTGGCGAACATTAGAAGAGTTGTGCGGTAAAAAAGACGAAGAACAAACACAAATACAAAAAGATTTTTCGCAAGTTCTTACACGTATAGAGGGAATTATAGCCGATATGAAGTACACATACGCAGTAGTTGGTATGTTTAATTCTACTATTGTGGCTCGTGATTTATCACTAAAAGACAGACACGACCACACAACAGACGACGACAAGTTAGACAACAATGTGACTTTCGAAATTATACGATCCAATGAATGTAAGGACGACAAATAATTTTGAATTCCTACTTGATAATTTTAATAAGTATCGAGGTATAGGTTTGCCTGGCGGTACAAGGTCTGCAAAGTCAATTAGTGCGATGCAGTTTATAGGGCTAAAATGCTTTGAAAGCAAGGGAAAAGAGATAATTATAGGACGAGACACTTTAGCCAACCTAAAGAAAACTACACTAAATGATTTTAAAGCGGTCTGCTACGGTCAAAAAGGAATAGACCCGCTATACCCTAAGCTAAGGATTTACGACGAACACAGCAACCCTAGATGTGAGATAAACGGGAATCTAATAAACTTCTTTGGTTTAAATGATGACATAATGCGTACTCATGGTATGGATAGTGATATATTTTACCTGAATGAAGCTGTAGCGATTAACAAATATTGCTATAACCAACTTAACCAAAGATGCAGAGAGGGTTACATACTTGATTGGAATCCATCAGAACCAAATTCATGGTGCTATGAATTAGAGTCGCGGGAAGATGTTATTTTCAATTATTCATCATACCTCGACAATCCTTTTTTAAGTAAAGCAATTGTTGATGAAATCGAAGCCTATTGCCCTTGGAGCTTTGATGATCTACACCTACCAGAAGAAGAGAGAAGACCAAACGAGACAAATATAAGCCGTAAAACAGCAGATAAAAAAATGTGGACAGTTTACGGAAAGGGTGAAATACACAGAGGTAAAGAAATAATATTCCCTGAGTGGAAGATATACAAAGATGCACCAGAAAGTTATGATTACAAGTTTTATGGGTTAGATTGGGGTTGGAATGATCCATTAGCCTTTATGGAAATCACAATAGTAGGGAATAAGCTTTACATCAAAGAACTACTATACGGGAGCGAAATAAAACCAGAAACATACATACCAATCATACTAGATCAGCCACTGTTAAAAAGTCAAAAGGTGTATTTAGTGTGTGATAATTCAGAGCCTAAAAGTATAACCGAGTTAAGAAGCAACAATATTTCCGCAGTAGGCGCTAAGAAGCCTAAAGGCTCAATAATGGACGGCATAAACCAGTTGAACAGGTATCAAATATTTATACACGAGGACAGCCACAACTGCCAAAGAGAAGCGAATACGTACAAATACAAGGTAGACAGTAAAACGGGGTTAGTTTTGGATGTGCCAATAGATAAAAATAACCATTGTTGGGACGCGGTACGTTACCCTGTACAAATGTTCTTAGAAAACAAAACCCTAAAGTAATGCACACAAATGATAACCTACACAGGGTTATGTATGCAAAAAGTGTGTAATTGACAAGAATCTAAACAACATGATGACGTTTTTTTAATCATATACAAAAAAATTTGTACTCTTGATTTCAAACGTTTGGTAAATGGCAAACTTCATTACGAAGGTAATAGATAAATCGATTGACAGAATTGCGCGTAAATCGCAGTCTATAAACTTCTACCCAGCAAATAAGAAAGTGTTTAGCCTTTTTGGTGGTGTTCTGTCAAATAGAGAGTATGCCGACCTAGAAACATTGATCAAATATTTTGAGTGCCACCCGTTAGTGTTTGAGGTAATAGACAACGTTTCCCAAAATGTAAGCCACATACCTTTAAAGATTACAACATCTAGAGACAGTGAAAAAGCTTTAGCGAACTCACGAATTTTAGAGATGTTACCATCAGATATTCGTTATCAAGTAGTAGCTTCAATTGAAGCATGTGGTAATGCGTTTCTTTATTTCCGTAAAGGTATCGGGATGGGTGAAGAGGTGGAATTCTGGTACGCGCCGAACGTCACTATAACAACTTCAACAGTAACAGGAGAAGTTACAAAGTACTGTTATTACGATGAACACACAGGCTCTTATGATGTACAAGGTGAGGACTTGCAATACGTTCTACATTTAAAAAACCCGCAAATATCACAACATTATTGTGTTGATCTAGGTTTTTCGAAGTTGCAGGGGATGATGGATGTAGTAGAAAGTTCCAAAGAGAAATTTATAGCTGAGAAATCTATCTTTAAAAACAAGGGCGTTTCTGGATTAATCGTATCTAAAACAGATATTCCCTTACTTGAGCCAGATAGAAAAGCACAGCAAGCAGATTTTGACGAACGAATAGGAGGGGCGCAAAAGTTTGGAGGTGTGGCATTAACGTCAAACGATGTTAATTTTTTACCTATTGGCATGAGTCCAACAGATTTAAAAATGCTGGAGGGTATAGTGTCAGATTTACGTCGTTTATGTTCAGCGTATAATTTAAGCTCGGTACTATTTAACGATGTTGCTAACTCGAAGTTTGACAACATGGAGGAAGCAGAAAAACAGGCTTATATAAACTGCTACATACCAACAGCCGAGAAAATATATCCCAAGATATTTGAATGGCTTAGTGAGCTACTAAATATTGACGAAATACCAAGTGTAGACAAAACGAAAATCAAGGTGATTAAGTCAAGTACTAATGTAGTTGCAATGGCTTTGAAAGATTTTGATATACAAGTGCAAAGAGATTTAGTTAGCCAAATGACCACAGACGAAGCGAGAGAGCTTTTAACACTTGGAGCGTTACCACAAGGTCAAACGGTAATAGGTAAGAACGGAAACACGCAAAGCAATGGAGAAGGAAGTGAAGAAGGGAATTGAAAAGCTAGAAGAAAAAATTAAATCTATGAAGGACTGCGACACTAAGACGCAAATCCTTAAAGACATAGAAAACAAGAAACAAAACACAGTACTAAAATGAGCGTTTTAAAGTTTCAAGATAAGGAGTTTAGCACTAAGCAAGAATTGTTTAAACACTTGCGAGATAATCACGATAGACTTATACAACAAAAGAAAGCGATTGTAAAATATACTGACTCAGTTAGTGTTAAGTCATTTAGTAACGATCAAGCAAAAGCCGATACAACCAAAGAACTATCATCATTCGACTGGATGAAGGAAGGATATGTATATCCTGTAATTAACTCAACGGGCTACATGGATAGCCATAGTGACGTTCATTTATCTAGCATTTGGAATAAAAGCGCACAAGAAAAAAACGGAATGATCGTGTGGGATAGTAACCACGAGCTAAAAATAGGTTCAGAGGTAGCGTATCCGAAAGACGTAAATATTATGTTGAAAGATATGCGTTTTAGTGATCTAGGTTATAATTCTAATAAACAGACTACAGCACTGATCTTTGAGGTTCAGAAGGATGCAATAGTAAATAAAAGCATCATAGACAGAATTGACAAAGGTATAGCTACTCAACATTCGGTACGTATGAGATACGTAAAGATGGAATTTGCGATGAATTCAAACGAGGAGGAGGATCAGTTATACAAAATGCGCTATGATAAGTACATTGAAGACATTGCAAATAAAGAGATAGCCGAAGATCAAGGTTATTTCTGGGCAGTACTTGAAGCTGAAATCGTTGCCGAAGGATCAAGCGTTGTAAATGGATCAAACGATATTACACCTATGCTGATAGGTAAAAGCATTGAGCCGTCGAAAGGCACTCAATTAGATGAGCCGTCTGCGGACACTCAGAAAGAAGAAGCTCGTAAAAGAGTATTGTTAAACATGGCTAAAGCAGCCAGTAAATAAAAATAAAATGTTTGTAGAAAAAACAGCAGATGAACTAGAAAAAATGACCGCAGATGAATTGCAGTCTTATCTAGTGGAAAAAATGGAAGCAGATCGAGACGCTTTATCTAAAAAAATGGAAGCGTTAGAAAATGCAAAAGAAGAGGATATTTCAGCACTCAAAGAAGAGTTGAAAGAAATGACTTCTAAATTCGAAGAGACTACTGAAAAAGTAATCAAAGCGACTGCGGAGCAAGGGAAAGTTCTAGCTAAATTGGTTCAGAACAACACGAGCGACAAGGTAGAAAAGAGTGAGCTTTTACAGTTTATCGAAAAGAACGCGGAAGATTTAAACGGACGTGTACAAAACGGCAAGGTAGAAGGGCAAAATTTAGGCTTTAAATCTGTAACAGTTAAAGCGGCTGCGTTGATGACAACGGCAAACGTTATTAGCAACGTTACAAACGGATTTAACCAGCTTTTTGGCAACTTTATTGATCCAGAAATTGGACACACACCAAAGGCGGGTACGTTTATTCTTCCTTTAGTTGATACACAA